AGAACTCGTAAAGAAAAAATTAGAGCAGATGCACAAGAAGCATTAGAAGACGCTCAAAGAGAAGCAGAAAATACTACTTTAGCAAAATTTCTTAGAAACTTAGAATCAAGAATTTATTCAACACTTGCTAAAGACATTTCAGAATCTTTATTTAACTATGACAACCCCGCTTCAGAGGATAATCCAATTTACGGAGAAATAGAACTAGAGGGCAATATTATTCAATGGTTAAATAACGGCATAACAATCACTCTTACCATTATAGAAATGGCAGATGGAGTAGAAATTTCAAGAACCACAATAACTATACCAGTTGGAAGTTTCGGCGGCTGTGTTGTAGATTGTGGCTAAATATTTAGTAATCCTACTAGTATTACAAGGTTGCGCAAGTATAGGTATGAAAGATTACCATGGAGACTGCGTAGACGGATTACTATGTGTAAAAGGCCCTGTATTAGAGCCTAGCACAACAAAACAACTACTGGAATTACCATTACCTAATCAAAAAACTGTAGTAGCAGTTTACTCCTTTCCTGATTTAACAGGCCAACGAAAGTCAAGCGATAATATCGCGAGCTTTAGTACGGCCGTAACTCAAGGAGCAGAACACATACTAGTAGAAGCACTTCGCGATGCTGGAAAAGGTAACTGGTTTGTGGTAGTTGAAAGAAGTGGCTTAGACCACTTAACAAAAGAAAGGCAACTTGTTAGAAGTACTTTTGAAAGTTATAATAAGAATGCTGACGGAAAAACTATATTAAAACCACTACTATATGCAGGAATGCTTATTGAAGGTGGTATAGTTTCATACGATACTAATTTAAAAACAGGCGGTAACGGAGCTCGATATCTAGGAATAGGTATGAAGAACCAATACCGCGAGGATAAAGTAACTGTCGTCCTTAGAGCTGTGCTAGTGCAAACTGGCGAAGTACTCTTAAATGTTACAGCTACAAAAACTGTTTTATCTACTGGAGGGGGAGGTGATGTATTCCGATTTATTGAAATGGGAACTGAACTTGTCGAAATAGAAAGTGGATATTCAGAAAACGAGGCAGTTGGATATGCCGTTCGTGCAGCTATTGAAGCAGCAGTTTACGGATTAGTTGTTCAAGGCCTCGAAAAAGAAGTTTGGGATTTTGACTATTCCAAACTGCAAGAGGAAGAAAAATGAAAAAGATACTAGGACTATTCGCGATATGTCTATCTTTTGGAGCATTTGCAGGAAACAATGATATTTATATCACTCAGACTGGTACAGGTCTTACTCTAACTATTGATCAAATAGGTGCTACTAATACAGTAGGTACTTCATCAAGCAGAGTAACCTTATCAGGTACTTCCATGACTGTAGATATTGACCAGATTGGAGATACTAACTCCTTTCTAGCTAGTATACTACAAGGTAACTCATCGAGTTGGGATTGGTTAGTAACGGGAGATAGTAATACAGGTACTTTTACTGTTGGTGGAACAGGTGACGCTCAAAACTCAGATTTTGATTACACCGCAACCGGTGACAGTAATATATTTACTTGGACACAAGGTGCTGCAGCAACAGCTACTGGAGGTAATCAGGATTTTTCAATTACTGGTACTTCTAATGAGTACACAGGTACTTGTGAAGTAGTCGGCTGTATTAATAACTGGACTATTAGTGGAAATAGTAATGATATTACCACTACACAGACTGGTTCAGCTGACCACAGTATAACAGCCTCAATAACAGGTGGCTCAAATACTATAACTATTGACCAAACTGATACTGCTTCTACAAATGTTGTGAACTTAATATCCACAACCAGCAATGGAACGATAGACGTCGATCAATGCGCTTCTGGCTGTTAATACTTTTTGTAGGAACAATCAGCGCGTCCGAAATTGGAGGGATATCTGAGTTACGGGGAAATGGAGAAATTACTAGAGAAAACTCTAGTGAAACTTTTTCAGCAGAACTAGACTCAGATATCTACTCATTTGATGATGTTAGAACTGGTAACGGAAGACTCGCCATACAGTTTGTAGATGATTCCGTTCTTAGACTTACAGAACATTCAAAAGTTGTTATCGATAAATTCATTTTTGACCCTGACCCAAGTAAAAGTCAGATGGCTTTTAATATGGCATCAGGAACAGCTCGTTTTATTACGGGCAAACTTGGAATGGTTAATAAGGAAAATATTCGTATTACTACTCCAACAGCTACAATAGGAATTCGTGGTACAGATTTCACGACTACTGTAGACGAACTTGGCAGAAGCCTTGTTATATTACTACCAAATAAAGATGGTTCTTCTTCGGGGGAGATAACTGTTACCACAGCATCTGGGGTAGAGGTACTAAATGAGCCTTTTCAAGCTACAATGGTATCAACATGGGAGACTCCGCCTACAAGGCCTGTAACCCTAGCAAATATGACACTCGGACTAATCGACAATATGTTGATAGTCAGCAGACCACAAGAAGTGGAACAAGCAGTAGAAGAACAACAATCAGGTAATTCACCTACTGCAGAATTAGATAAAGATTTTTTTGAAGATGCACCAGATTTAGACTGCGATGCATTAGTAGAAGAGTGTAACGAAGAAAACAAAGAAATCACAAGATTAGACATAGATTTATTAGGTATAGATTTACTAGTAGATTTATTAGCACTAGTAGAAACAGCTAGTAAAAAATCTAAAAACACACAAGTAGCAACAATCAATAATGTAGAGTTAGAAGGTATTATAGCAGGATATGACCCAGTATACCAAACTTACACATTCGTTGAAGATGGACTTATATACTTTGTTCATGCTGGTGTAAATAATTATGATATTGGAATAGATATAAATACAGGCACTTATTTATATATAAATAATGCAGGAGTAATAATGGAGGTAGAAATAAATGGTGCGGGTGATAACGTTATTATTATTAATCAGTCCCCTTAGTTTTGCAGGAGATAATAGTCTTACAATAACTACTAAAGGAACAGATATTAGTATTACAGCTAAGCAAGTTGGTAATGGTAATTCCACTCATATACTATGTGGCGCAAACTCTAGTGGTTCATTTCCAGGAACTACTTATACTTCACATACTTGCGGAAGCGCAACATTAAGCTCCACAGTAATAGGCAATAGTAATACTACTAGACTTTATACTGTATGGTCAAATAATATGGATAACACTTATACTATTAGTGTAGACGGAGATGATAACTTTGTTTGGTTAGACCAAGATGAAGATGACAATACTTCTACGATTACTCAAACAGGAGATGATAATCACGCTGAGCAACTTGGTAGCGGTGATGACAATACATTTTCTATAGTACAAACAGGCAATGATAAATACGTAAAAATACTAGACTTTGGGGATAACGGGAACAAAAGTGTTACTCAATCCGGTACAGGTTTACACAACGCGTATCTTTATAATAATGGTGGTGGACACTACAACCAAGTAACTTTAATTCAATCAGGTTCAGGCAACAAAGATGCAGACATATTCTTTTACAATGGAGACAACAACGAGCTTGACCTAACGCAGTCTGGAGCAGGAGCCCACGCTGCAAATATAAAATTTTATACTAGCAACTATGATGTAAATGTTACTCAATCAGGAGCGAACAATCAATCATATTCTGCAACTTTCAACTGTACATCAAACTGTACAAAGACAATAACTATAACACAAGAATAATTTATGAATACATATGAAAAAAGCAAAAAGAACATTCACAAGCTTGGTGCGTATGCCTTATCAGGACGCTATAGCTGTGGCTTTGCATTGTTACGATTTTCATATGGAAATGGCCGTTAAAGAGCCAGAACAAAAACACTTTCACCATAAACAAGCCATGAGACTAAAAGATTGGCTTACAGATATGAAGGAATATATTTTAAAACATGAAGAAACTTTATAACCCTTTAATCGGGCTCGCACTCCTGGCACTTCTAGTCTGGAATCCTACACCCTTAAAAATACTCGAACTTAAAACATTTGATTGGCTTATGTCAACTCAAGAAACTGTGTGGGACCAAATGATTTTGCTTGTAGACATAGATGAAGAAATAGTAAAAGCATACAAAGGGTATCCGTTACCTAGAAGTTTATACGGACAAATAATTTCACGAACAGAAGGGACTGCTGGTATTACAGTACTAATGCCAGACCCTGATATTCGAGGTGCAATAGAAGATGAATATTTTGGAGAACTACTTACTATTCATCCTACTGTTTTGGCATATACTGCTTCTAACCAAGCAACGCAAGTAGGACCTCATGTAGGTACTGCACAACTAGGAGGTGATCCATCTGAATGGCTATTAACATATCCAGGAATTTTACGACAACAACACGCCGCAGAGGGCGTAGGATTAATAAACTCAAGCGCAGAAATAGACGGAATCGTCAGGCGCGTGCCTCTCGTCGTAGGTAGTCAGGGTAAAATTTATCCTTCTTTTGCACTAGAGATGCTTAGAGTAGCAGTAGGAGATCCAAGTTATCAAATAAGTACAAAAGAAACTGGAGTAGAATGGCTAAGAATTCCTAATTTTCCAGTAATAAAAACAGACTCAAATGCAAGAGTTTGGACAACATCAAATATAAAGTTTTATAGGCAGTCTGCAGCGGAGTTTCTCCGAGAGCCTATAGAAGGAGCCGCTTTTGTAATCGTAGGGGTTACAGCAGAGGGAGTTGTTAACCCAGTTCCTACTGCTAGCGGCCCTATTTATCCACACGAGGTACAGGCAAATGTTTTACACCATTTAATAAACGGAACAAGCCCTGTTCAACCCGCGTGGGCAGACGCATTAGAGTTGGGAGCTGCACTACTCCTTATAGTAATACTACTACTAGCAGCTTCCAATGTCTATTTTTCACTCCCAATATTTTTAACCAGCATGGGCGGACTTGTATATGGTAGCTGGTATGCATATCAATCTTCTTATTTGATAGACGTTTCTGGCACTATAATTGTCGGATTTCTTTTCTGGACTATCATAACTTTCAGGAATTTTATCCAGCAGTATTTCATGAGAATGGAAATTAAAAAACAATTTGGCACCTATGTCAGCCCAGACTTAGTTAAAAAATTACAAAAAGACCCATCATTACTGAGATTGGGTGGGGAGACAAAACGACTAACATTTTTATTTTCTGATATTCGAGGATTTACACCGATTTCTGAAAAATACCAAAAGAATCCGCAAGGACTTACACATCTTATAAATCGATTTTTAGACAACCAGACTGAGATAATTTTAAAGCATGGTGGAACAATAGATAAGTATATGGGCGATTGTATAATGGCTTTTTGGAACGCGCCTCTAGATGTAGAAGACCAAGAGAAAAAAGCCACAGAATGTGTACTAGAAATGAGAGTCGCATTAGGAGAATTAAATGAAAAACTCAGACAGGAAGGCTTGGAACAAATTAATACAGGAGCTGGAATCAACAGCGGCCCGTGCGTGGTGGGAAATTTTGGCTCCAGCAGCCGTTTTGATTATAGTGTTCTTGGCGATGCTGTCAATCTGGCAGCAAGGTTAGAAAGCTCTTGTAAAACCTACGACACCGATTTAATTATATCAGAGTATAGCTTAGTTGATGGTTATGACTACACCTTTTTAGATGAGGTGACTGTAAAAGGTAAATCTGAGCCAGTTAAAATTTATACCATACAAAAATAACTCTTGACAATACCTCTGATTTTTGATATAATTACATAATAGAATATTAATTCAAAAGCTATCTAGAAACTTAATGAGCGAGGACGTAAATAAAAATAAGGAAAACATTGCTGAGCTTGACAAGAGAATGTCGAGCCATGAAGCTATGTGTGAAGAAAGGTGGAAAACTTGTTTTCAACGCTTAGAAAATTTAGATGCTGGTATCGGTCGCCTAGAAAGTATTTTGATTGGATTCGCAGGAGGAGCCTTAGTGGCTACTATAGGTGTTATAGTCGCAATACTATGGGGATAATACATGGCGTATTCAAGTAAAGTAGTACAAAGATTTGAGGACGTTTTAAATAATCCTCAAAAACATTCTGTGGGTAGATTCGACCCAAAAGACCCAATGGTTGCAACAGGAATGGTAGGAGCACCAGCCTGCGGTGACGTTATGAAACTCGACTTAAAGTTAGATGATGACGATAGAATACTAGATGTCAAATTTAAGACTTATGGTTGTGGTTCAGCAATCGCTTCTTCTACAATGTTTGTAGAAATGCTAAAAGGCAGAACTATAGATGAAGCAAAATTAATAAAAGATAAAGACATAGCAGATGTCTTAGAATTACCTCCCATCAAATTGCATTGCTCAGTATTAGCTGAATCAGGCATAAAAAAAGCAATCGAACATTGGGAGTCTAAAAAAGCGAAAAGGCAACACAATGGAGGCCCAACATGATAGAAGATTATGGAAAAAAAGATATGAAAGCACCAAAGCCAAGTAAAATGAAAGCACCTACTACTGATGGAGAAATCTATGAAAAAGATGGTATGTGGTTTTTCAAGTGGAAAGGTGGAGAGTGTGGTTACATGACTAAGGAGCTAGCAGAAGTAGGGCTAGAAAAAGTCAGTGGAAACTCTTAAGAAGTTATTAGAGAAATTTAAACAATTCTGGTACTGGTTTACCGGTTGGTTTATAACTTACTATGAAGTAAAGGTAAGTTATAACCATGTTTGGAATGATGAAGATGACCAAGTCTTTGTCGCAAAACACTTTTACAAAAAACAAGATAAGTTTTTAAAGTTTAAAACACAAGAAGGCGATATTGTAGAAATAAGAGGTGCCGAAGGATTAAATTATAGGATTACACAGTTATGAATCAACTATACATAGGCATAATTATAGTACTAGGACTAGGTAGCTACTACCTTTATCAACAAAATCAAGTACTAACAGCAAATAATATGCAATTAGAGGGTGCGATTGCTACTCAAGAAGAAGCTATCGCTACAATGAAAGAAGATTTTACCCTACAAGCAGAACAATTACAGGTTATGACACAAAAAAGTCAAGCCGCTCAAAGAGAATTGAATAGATATACACAATTTATTCAAAATTATCAACTAACAGCGAAAATATTGGAAAATCCAGTAGAAATGCAGAGGAAAATAAATAATGGTACAAAACATATCATGGAAGACATCGAAAAGCTTAGCGATACTATTGACAATCTCGATGATGGGCTCCAGTTGCAGCCTAATTCCAACTAAACAGATAGAAGTTACAGCTAAACCAATGGAACGAACCATCGTTCAGCCCGTTATGCCTCGTGAAATAGACTTAAAAAGTGTAAAATGGTTAACTGTAACCCCAGACAACTGGGAAGAGCAACTAAAAATCATAGAAGAACAGGAAGGTGAGTTAGTATTTTTAGCACTAAGCATACCAGATTATGAATTAATGGCATATAATATGCAAGAGTTAAAAAGATATATCACTGAACTTAAAGATGTTGTAGTATACTATAGAGAAGTTACTATACCAAAAGATGAGTCTACAAACAAGTAGACTTAATATTTGTAATACTTGTGAGTATTACACTTCTTTAAAGGTTTGCAAAAAGTGTAAATGCTTTATACCTTTAAAGGCAAAGCTTAAGAGGACTAAATGCCCTCTTGGAAAATGGGAGAGTATCGATGGATATGATGAAAAAAGGAATGGCTTGGTTAAAAGCAAGAGTCTCTGAAAGAACTTCATGGGACGGAGCTGTAATCATAGCAGGTTGTTTAGTAGTTATCCTAACAGGTGGTTTAGCTAAAGCATTAGCTTGGATAGGTCTAGTTTACGGAGCTTGGACTTGTTATATGGAGGAAAAATAATGCCATATCATACAGGTAAAAAGAAAAAGAAGAAAACTAGAAAGGGTGGCAAGAAAAAGAAAAAGATGAGAGGCCACCATGGTTGCTAGGAGAAGAACTCGACGTAGGAAAACTTCCTCAAGAAAGAAGCGTAATATACCTACTAACTCCAAACTATATGCAAGGGTAAAAGCGGCGGCCAGACGAAAGTTCGCCGTTTATCCTAGCGCATATGCAAATGCTTGGTTAGTTAGAGAGTATAAGAAGCGAGGAGGCAGATATCGTCGTGGCTAGAAAAAGAGCAAAAACTAAAAAGCTTACTAAAAGACAACAAGCCACACTAAGAAAGCACTCTAGTCATCACACTAAAAAGCATATGGCATTTATGCGTGCACAAATGAAGAAAGGTAAATCTTTTACTGCAGCACATAAAGCAGCCATGAGGAAAGTAGGAAGATGAGTAGACCAGGTGGACTTACAAAGTGGTTTGGAGAAAAATGGGTAGACATTGGAAGACCAAAAAAGGGAGGCGGTTATCACAAATGTGGACGACGCAAGGCAAAGAAAGGTCGAAAAGGATATCCTAAATGTGTGCCAGCAGCAAAAGCAGCACGCATGAGTAAAGCTCAGATTCGCTCAGCAGTAAGAAGAAAAAGAAAAGTATCACAAGGTGTAGGCGGAAAACCAACTAATGTAAAAACTTTCGCAAGACGCGGGAAAAAGAGAGTAACCCGACGTAGAAGGAGATAGATATGGCTCTAACAGCTAAACAAAAGAAACTACCAAAAGCACTACAAAAAGCAATTCTTGCAAAGCAAAAGAAAGGAAAGAAAAATGGTAAGAAGAAGAAGACCAGCAAGAAAAAGAAAAGGTAGAGACCCAAGATTAAAAAGAGCGGGCGTATCCGGTTTTAATAAACCTAAGCGTACGCCCGGACACAAAACTAAGTCACATATAGTTGTGGCAAAAGTTGGAAGTAGAATCAAAACAATTCGTTTTGGTCAGAAAGGAGCAAAAACCGCTGGCAAACCAAAGAAAGGCGAGTCAGCACGAATGAAAGCAAAGCGTAGAAGCTTCAAGGCTAGACACGCAAAGAATATCGCCAAAGGTAAGATGTCAGCAGCTTACTGGGCAAATAAAGTAAAATGGTAAATAAATTAAAAAGTATAGCTTTAAAATTTTGGAACATAATTAGTGGTAAAGATGTTGATATGGACGGAGACGTTGATATAGACGATGCTATGATTACCGCCAAGAGAAAAGCAAAGCAAAATAAGGAGAAGTAAATGAGAGTACTTGGATCAGAAGCCGCATGCGGTACTACATCAGGTGCTGCAAGTACATTTGGAGCAAATTCAGATGATGTTAGACTAGTAAATACTGGAAGCACTAATAGATTAGTAACTATAACAGATGCTAGTGGCAATACTGTAGCAACTTTCACTTTAATAGCTGGCGAAGTAACATTTGTTCGTAAAGCTAGAGATGAAAAAATATTCGCTGCCCATGCCGAGGTAAGAGGCGTAGGCGTAGTAACACCATAATGAAAGACGCAATTTGGTTAGATGAGGTAGCAGAAACCTGCACCGTAACTCTTAATGTCTTGCAAAAGAAAGCAGAGCAAAAGGGCAGGTTATCTCATGCCGACCAAACAATGACTGACTTATGTCTAGGGTATTTATACCTACTTAGTATATGTGATAAAAATCAACTATTCAAAGATGATAGTATACTTGGATTAACTGATATTATAAAACAAAAAACAACAATTCACTAAAATGTTAGATGTAAGTAGAACAGATATTATAAGCTCTGAACTAATGAATTTTGATACTGCTGAAAGGTTTATCAAACTTCCTATATCAGAGTATATGAACTTGTTAGGTATTGAACCTAACTCATCTCAGACTGCACTTATAAACGCAGTCAATAACCCAAAATATAGATTCGTGTGTGCCGCTATTTCTAGACGGCAGGGCAAAACTTATATAACAAATGTAATTGGACAGCTTGTATCTCTCGTGCCTGGCTCACATATATTAATTATGTCACCGAACTATTCTTTATCCCAAATCTCTTTTGATTTACAAAGACAGCTAATAAAGCACTTTGATTTAGAGGTGGTAAGAGATAATGCAAAGGATAAAGTTATAGAACTCTCTAATGGATCAACTATTAGAATGGGTTCCGTAAATCAGGTAGACTCTACTGTTGGTAGATCTTATGATTTAATAATCTTTGATGAGGCAGCATTAGCTGATGGAAAAGATGCTTTCAACGTAGCACTTAGACCCACTCTCGATAAAGAAACTAGTAAAGCTGTATTTATTTCAACGCCAAGGGGAAGAAATAATTGGTTTGCAGAGTTTTGGCATAGAGGATTTAGCAATGAGTATCAAGATTGGGCATCTATAAGAGCAACATATCATGAAAACCCAAGGTTTAGTGAAAATGATATTATAGAAGCAAAAAAAGCAATGTCTCAAGCAGAGTTTGCTCAAGAGTATCTCGCTGACTTTAACACTTATGAAGGACAAGTTTGGAATTTTAATTTTGAAGAGTGTGTTGCAGACTTAAGTCAGTTAGATACTAGCAAAATGGATGTATTTGCAGGTTTAGACGTAGGTTACAAAGACCCAACAGCATTATGCGTTATAGCATATGATTGGGACGAACAAAAATATTATCTAGTAGATGAATACATGGACGCAGAAAGAACCACTGAACAGCACGCAATAGAAATACGCAAAATGATAGATAAATATAATATTGATTGGATTTATATTGATTCGGCAGCGCAACAAACTAGATTCGACCTAGCGCAAAATTATGATATATCTACTATTAATGCGAAAAAATCAGTTCTAGATGGAATAGGACACGCAGGAGGAATTATCGATAATGACCTTCTCATAATAAATCAAACATGTTCTCAGTCACTATCAGCAGTTGACCAATATCAATGGGACCCCAATCCTAATTTACTTAAAGAAAAACCTAAACACAATATGGCATCTCATATGTCAGATGCTTTACGTTATGCACTGTATACATTTGAGACATCTGCAAGTACTTTTTGATTATGACCTACCAAAAAATAATTGTTGACATGAAGGTGAATTTTTGGTATAATTTTAACTAATAGGATTTTATGGATTTAAAAAGAGATTTAGTCAAGTACGTCAGGGATAAAGCGAAATCTAAGTATAAGAAAGACACCCAATGCTTTATTTGCGGGGAAACAGAAAATTTAGAGTTTCACCACTTCTACGGAATGACTGAGCTACTACACAAATGGCTGAAGGATAACAAAATTACGATTACCTCAGCCGATGAAATAATGAATCTACGAGAACAATTTATAAACGAACATCTCGTTGAAGTATACGATGAAGCAGCAACCCTATGTAAAACTCATCACATAAGACTGCATAGCATTTATGGTAAAAGACCAAAATTAATTACAGCATTGAAACAAAAGAGATGGGTAGAGATACAGAGAGAAAAACATGGCATGGTATGATAGATTTTTAGGGATCGACAGGGACGAAAAGCTAAATCCAGCTCAGTCTCTAATTGGCCTAGAAGAAGGGTTAGCAATTGATACTCGTGAGAAGAAAGATAATTATCGCTCCGCTTACGAAGAGTTAGAAGTTGTTAATAGAGCAGTAAACATGATAGTAGATGATTCTGCAGATATTCCCTTTGAAGTTGGAGAAAAGATTTCTGGCATAGCACCAATGGTGCAAAATATTCGTAGAACTCGTGTAGATTTAATACTGAATAAAGAGCCAAACCCGTTTCAAGATATTAACAGTTTTAAGAGAAATCTAATTGTTGATTTGTTGATTGATGGTAACATCTTCATTTATTTTGATGGTGTCCATCTCTATCATTTACCTGCTAACAATGTTACTATCGAAACAGATAAGACTAAATATATTGATAAGTATGTATATGATGGTCAAATAGACTACTCCCCTAGTGAAATTATACATATTAAGGAAAACTCATTCAAATCAATATATAGGGGAGTACCTAGACTGAAACCAGCTTATAGAACCATGTATTTAATGGATAGTATGAGAAATTTTCAGGATAACTTCTTCAAAAATGGAGCAGTTCCAGGATTAGTACTTAAGAGCCCTAACACTCTTTCTGATAGAATAAAAGAAAGAATGCTACAAGCCTGGTCTACTAGATACAATCCTAAAAATGGTGGAAAAAGACCACTTATATTAGATGGCGGATTAGAAGTTGATAGTCTAACTAAAGTAAACTTTAAGGAATTAGACTTCCAACCTTCAATAGCCGCTAATGAAAAAATTATATTGGAAGCACTAGGAGTTCCACCAATTCTGTTAGATGGTGGTAATAATGCTAATATTAGACCTAATCATAGGCTCTATTATTTAGAAACTATACTACCTATTGTTAGAAAAATAGGCCATGCTTGTGAAAGATTCTTTGGATTTAGATTAGTTGAAGATGTGACAGGAGTTCCTGCACTACAACCTGAATTAAGAGACCAAGCAGCGTATTACGCTACTTTAGTAAATACAGGCATTATGACACCTAACGAAGTTAGAGATGCAATGAATATGGACCCAATTGAAGGGCATGATGAGTTGAGAGTTCCAGCAAATATTGCAGGAAGCTCAGCAAATCCAAGCGAGGGTGGGAGACCGCCCGAGGAAACAGAGGAAACAGAAGATGAACAGACCACAAGTACTTAAACAACTTATGGAGTACTTTGATAAGAAAGGAAAAATTCTTTCTATTGATGAGTATAAAGCAGCTGACGACGCTCCAATGCGTTACATGGTTGCAAAAAGAGCATTTGGTTCATGGGCAAGAATGCAACAAATGGCAAGAGCTGCAGGTTGGGGACAAACTGTAGAAGCGCCAGCACCAGCACCTAAACCAAAAGCAAAGGCAGCACCTAAAAAAGCTGCGAAAAAGGTAGATTAAATATGAGTAATAAAATATTTCATTGGACGTCTACGTTCAAAACTCTCGGAGAAGATGATGACGGAAGTGTTAATATCAAAGGATATGCCAGCACAAACGCATTAGATAGAGCGGGAGATGTTGTCGACCATGATGCATGGAATAAGTCAGGCGGATTAGAGAACTTTAAAACTAATCCTATTATTCTATTTAATCATGATTACAACAAACCAATTGGTCGCGCCACTTCAATGGACGTAACCGAAAGGGGCCTAGAACTTGGAGCAAAAATCTCTAAGTCAGCTGGGGAAATAAAAGATCTTATAAAAGATGGTGTTCTTGGAGCTTTTTCTGTCGGTTTCAGAGTCAAGGACGCAGACTATAATTCAGAGACCGATGGTTACAAGATAAAGGACGCCGAACTATTCGAAGTGTCTGTTGTTAGCGTACCAGCTAACCAAACAGCTACTTTTTCTATTGCAAAATCTTTTGACAATATGGAAGATTACGAAAAGTTCAAAGCAGAGTTTGTTAGTAATAAACAAGGGGCTCATGCGATGGAAGCAGCGAAGGCTGAAGAAATTGATGCGCCACAAGCCGTGGGTAACACCACTCAACAGGAGAGACATATGTCTACAGAAAAAACTACTCCAGATGCTGAGTTAGACTTAAAAGCATTCGCGGAAGAGGTGGCAAAATCAACTGCTGCTAAAATCGCTATGCAACAAGCAGAACAAAAAGCAAAAGAAGTAAGCGAAGCTGAAGAAAAAGCAGCTGCTGAACAAGCAGAAATTGCTGAAAAAGAAGCTGAGCAAGAGAAAGTTAGAACAATTGTTGAAGTTGGAATGTCAGGAGCTGAGAAGCTCGTAAGCGATGTTGAAAAACGCGTTTCAGAAAAACATGAAGACTTAGAATCAGTTGTTAACGAACTTAAAACTGAACTGTCTGAGAAAAAAGATGAGATTAACGCAATCCGTGAATCTAAAAGAGTCTTTGGTGACAGACAAAACAGCAACTGGGAAAAGGCTTTCTCAAGCGACATTGATGACGCTTGGGTAATGGGTCTTGCCACAGGTAAAGGCTGGGATACTAATCTTGCGAAAAATGTAATGGAAAAAGTTAACGCTCATTCAGGTGTTGGCGTATCTAGTGCAGATTTCGAACAAACAGTATCTACAAATATCGAAAGAGATATTCAATTAGAGTTAGTATTGGCTCCTCTATTTAGAGAAATTCCAATGCAGTCAGCAACTCAAATCATTCCAATCTTACCAGATGCTGGATATGCTGAATTTACTAGCAACCAAGCAGCTTCTGGAAGTTCACCACATGGTAACTTACAAGAAAGAGGTGATGCATACAACCCTGGTTCAGCGGGTGGTGTTGACCTAACTGAAAGAACTCTTTCAACCAAAAAACTTATTTCACAATCTTACTTAGGTAATGAAACTGAAGAAGACGCAATTCTACCGATTCTTCCTTTAATTAGAGAATCTATCGTTAGAGCACATGCAAGAGGTATTGAGAATGCTATCTTAGTAGGTGACCATGCTGATGGTGTATATGGTACATCACAAGCAGCTTTTGATGGTTTAGTAGCACTAGCTGTTGCTGACAACTCAAGTGGCTCACACGTAACTCAATCAACAACTGCATTCGCATCTGAATCTTTAACAGCAGCTACATTGTTAAATGCTAGAAAGAAAATGGGTAAATACGGAATTAACCCAGCAGACGTAATGTATATTGTTAACTCACAAGAGTACTTCAACTTGCTAAGTGACGCTGAGTTCCAAGATGTCAATTTAGTTGGCAACATGGCTACTAAGCTTAACGGTGAAATTGGAGAAGTCTTTGGTTCTAAAGTAATCGTTTGTGACGAGTTTGCTACACCAGCAGTCTCCAAGTTCTATGGCGTTGCCGTAAACACATCGAACTATGTAATGCCTAGATTAAGAGGTGTTACTATCGAGTCAGACTACGAAGTAGCTAACCAAAGAAGAGTTCTAGTTGCATCACAAAGAATCGGATTTACCGATATGATTGATGGAGCAACTTCAGTTCACGCTTTACAATACAAAGCTAGTTAATAGCTTAATTATCTTGTGGGAGCTAGTCTCCCACAAGACTTTTTTAATATTATGGCAGATTTAGTAACATTACAAGAATATAAAGACTTTGCAGGACTCCAAGGCGTTCAACATGACGCTCGCATAAATACTATCATTGATAATGTTAGCCAACTTGTAAAAACCTATTGTGGTACTACTATAATAGATTTTGCTAGTACAGATAAAACTGAGTTCTTTAATATAGCGGACGACCATGTTGATAGAATAATTTTAGCAGAATCTCCACTTATATCTGTATCACAAGTACAAGAAAGAGAATCACAAGCAGATGCATACGTTACACTAATCACAGAAAATTCTGACAGTAGTGGTAAATATGAATACATTGTTGATTTAGAATCTGATAGCATAATAAGAACTACATCTACAGGTACAAGGTCATTTAAGAAAGGACATAAAGCTGTAAAAGTAGTTTACAGAGCTGGATATACCAGCACACCTGAAGATTTAAAACTTGCAGTATTTGATTTAATTAAATACTACATGAAAGATGAAAGAAAAGAAAGAATGAGTATCGGAGGAGCAACTCTCGAAAACCAAATTTCTACAAGTTTAAGAAATAATATAGGATTTCCAGACCATATTAAGCGTGTACTTGATATGTATAAAATATATAGCT